TAATGCTATTTTTTGTTACTGAATTGCTACAAGGAATATATACTGTATTATTAGTATCAACTAACGCAGTAGTGCTACGCCCATATTCATCCATATAAACAATTCCTATTTCATAATCTCTATTACTATGTAATGATTGTCTTGAACCATCTTTTGAATATAATCCAGTTGCATCAATAGCCCCTAAATACTCATAGGCAAATATCCCCATTGGAGTTGCAGGATTTTGCGTTTGGTCATATTTTTCAAATTTTATAGCTGGTAATATAAAAGAAATATTATTACTTCCTTGTGATGCTTCAATTAATATACCCTGAGGTGTTCCGGTTAAACCAAAACCTACTTGTTCCCATTCAGATTTAGCGGATATTCCACAGTTAAAAACATCTGTTTGACTTGTTCCAGAAGTGCAATTACTCACACAGCCTGAAACAATTGTTGAAAAACAACTTGAATTAGCAATAGAAACAAAATCACTTACAGCAGCCACAAATTCTGTGCTAGTAGCTAAAGCATAAACACTTGAGTAATTTTGTTGTAAATTAAACAAAAAAGTTCTGTCAAAACTATTTTCAGGCTGTGTACCATCATTATAAGAAGCATCTCCACTATATGAAACGCTTTCATATTCAAAAACAACTCCTATTTGAGAGCCTTCAATTAAATCTAATCCACCAAAATCAATTGTTATCTTTGCATTAGAAACATTATTTGTTCCTCCTTGTATTGTATAATCAAAATCACTAATTAAACCTTGTATTTCTTTTGCGGAAAGATTTTCTTCTACTAATGATAGGTTGTAATCTAAGTAAATATCTTTACCTGATGAACTCTTAATATCATATCCATCAACATAATTACCATACATCAACCTATTACCCATTATTGTTTGAGCTTGTGCTTTTTTAGGAACATTATCAAATAATCTCAATAACTGAGCTTCAGGAAGTGTTGTAAATATTTTCTTGTTTGTAAAAGATAATGTTTGTTCAGCGTTATCTAACCAACCTTCGTTTAATTTGTTAAATCGTTCTATTACATTTACTGTTTGACTTGTGCTGAATTTAAACACAACATCTAAATCTTTTACATTTCTCCCACCTGTATTAAAAGTTACATCTGTTGTATTAAACACATTTAACATCCCATCATTATCATAGGTTTGATAATTTATTTTAAATGGGCCAGGAGTAAAAGCTACTTGACTAAAAGGCGATAAAGCTGAATATTCGCCATCTTCATATTGCCATCTATATGCAAAACTTAATAAAAGTTCCTCCATATAGTTTTCCCCTCCACCTAATTGATAGTTATTTAAAACAGGTGCGTTTAATGGAGGTGCTACAATAACACCAATATCTTGTTCTGTTATTTGATCAACTGTAGTAAATGAATTTGGTTGTAAGTAATTTCTTTTTATATTTATTTTTCTAGGAGGATTTAAGTTATCCGTAAAAAACAAAAGGTCTCCAATTAAATTTATACCATTTACTAAAAATTTTTCATCAAAATTTAATAAAGAAGTAGATATAACATGATAAAACAAAACAAATGTTCTAGTATTATATGATACTATCAAATCTACTTTACCTGTTGATGAATTAGTATTTGCCTTGTCAGTAACAAACCAGTATATAGTTTCATTAGCACCATCTTCAAAAGCACCAATACATCTAGCAGAAGAACTTAAACTTGAGTTTTTAAACTCTAATTCTACAATAAGTTCGTTTCCTTTTGAATTTTCAACTGCACCTATTTCAGTTCCTTCTGTAGAACCTAATCGTATATTTAACGCATCTACATATTGGCCTTGAGGAAGCAATCGTTCATCAATGCTTTTATTCATTTTACCTGCGACAAAGTTCTTTTGAATTTTAGCCATATTATTTTATCCACTTATTTTGTCCCCTTAGATTCATCAATAATCTTCCTGGGTGTATATTGCTCAACCTTAATTTTGAATTCCTTAGAAGAGCTGATTTCTCTTTTCTAGCTCTATTTATGATGTACTCTTGTATACCAAATTTACTTTGAAGTATTACAAACTTTATATATGAATAAATAAACTCTTCAAACAACTTATTAACGCTTATCTCAGAGTCTACTCCACCTTCCATACCATCTGATACATACTCAAGAACTACCAACTCATCTGCCATATCTGAACTAAAGTTAATAACACCACCTTTTTTATTTATTTTAAAAGTTGGATTTGCATTTGCTGTTTCTGTATTTAAACCATACCTAGCACCAACAGGATATTCAAAATACCATAAGCCATTATAAAAATACCCTTCTTGTCCGTTATATTGACTTTGTTGATTTAAGTATATACTTTTCTTACCTTTTGAAATTCTATCTAAATCTAATGTTGAAGTAGATGGTTTTAATATATTTCCATCGTGGTCAAATAATATTCTACAATTATTATCTTGTAAATAAGCATCGCTCCAATTTGTTTGAATATTCTCAGTAAGAGGCATTAGTGTACCATTCTTGTACAAAGAAATCCTAACCCAATTAACATAATCTTGTGGTAAAACATATCTTAATGTATCACAAACCTGTAGTTCAAGAATTTTAATTTCTTTAAGAGAATCATAATTTAATTCCTGAATAGCTCTTTTAGCATGAAATATTATATTATACCTCTCAACGTTGTTTATTAGTTTGTCATTCCCAACATACATTAACATAAAGTTATTTACAATGTCATTTAATGTTATATATTGATATGAACCCCAATTTGCATCTTCTGAATTTGGGTTTCCATTGTTTTCGTAATATTGATAATCTGTTAAATATGCCATAATCTATCCTTCTTGTTGAGTTGCTTCGTTTTCTTCTGCTTTTCCAAATTGAACCAATGCTCCTTCTCTTATAGACATCCCTGCATACTGTAATATTTTATTTACAATATTAGGCTCATCTGACAGCGGTAATTCAAAATCCTGATAATCTGCTGCTGTTTCATCAAAACTAGGGTCTCCACCAGTAATAATATTTAAATAAGTCCAATTAGGATCTTTAGGATATCTAATATACTGAGAAACAAGTGTTCCTGCTGTAGTTATTGTATCTGGATAAACTGTAATAGTATTTCCTAAATCAACATTATTTGCACCACCTAAAACATATGCAGGAAATGTAAGACCTGGGCTTGTTAATGGAGATGAATTTAGGTAAAATATTTTATTTTGAGATACTCTTTCAACTTCTGTAATTCCCTTTGTAGTCACAATACTGTAACTAGTATTTAAAAATGAGCCACTTAAAAAATTATTACTTGATATTGTCAATTGGGTCTCACTATCTACACTTACTACAAAAGCGCTTGCTCCAGAAAAAACACCACCACCTGTAGTATTAGTTATTAACTGACCTGATTTTACCTGACCTCCTGTTACAAAATTTGCGGCTGAATCAATTAAAGTTGTTCCTGTTGAACCAAAAGTTATTGTACCTGTTGCTGTGACATTTGGATAATAATTAACTTTATTAATTAAATAGTAATCTTCAGGTAAATTAAATAAATTTATACCTGTGTTTATTAATCCTTTTGTAGATGAAAAACTATCTATTACTTCAACTATTCCTTTTACTAAATCAGCATAACCTTCACCTGAAACTCTAGCGTTTTGTTTTACAATTTGGGAATTATATTGGTAAAAATAATCTTCAAAAATATCCAATTGCGCTTGCTTTGCATATAGGTTAAAATCATTGGGTGTTATATACCCAAAATTATTTTTATTTGCAATAGAAAGAACCGTTGCTCTTACTGTATTTATTAAACTCATACTATTTAATCTTTTGACAAAGATACAAAAAAAGGAGCTTCATTTTTTTGTGAAGCCCCTTTGGGGAATAAGCTTATTTTTTTTATTGGTTATAGCTTGTCTTCCAATATTCTTAATACCTCTATGCCTTCATCACTTTGAAGAAATGATGCTAATATAAATAAAGGGTCTTCACCATAAGGAACTGTAAGTAGTTTCTTTTTGTTTCCTTTTAAGTTATAGTAAACGTCTTTATTGTTTTTTAATATCAATAAACTTTCTGCAAAAAATTTAGCACATTTATTCTGAAGACTTAATAAAGGGTCATTAATAGACTCTAAGAAATCTTGTGGATATCTTTGAGCAAACATTCTAACATCACGTTTTAGTTCAGCTGATGTCATTTTTTCTACTCTTGCACCTATTACAACTCTAGCTATCGTTTCTAACATCTCAATATCTAACTCTTTTGCTGCCATCATAGCCTCTAAAGTTAAATCCATATTGTCAACATCAAGAGCTGCGTCTTTTTCTTTGTCAACTTCAACAAATATGTTACCATTTCCTGGATGATAAGCTAAAAATTCTTGTAGTATTTGGTTTTGTTTTGGGACTTGTAAAAATCCATCTTCAAAAATAACAGGCTCTATAATTGCATTATCATCTTGTTCATCTACAAATGGAGATGATTGATTTCTAGCATAACGTAATTCTCTGTTTATTCCTGTTTCAGGGTCAACCCAAAGTAATGGGAATCTTCTAGTGTGTCTAGTTGCAAGCATGAAAGATAAAGGTGCTGCATTTCTTGTTAATTTGTAGACTTTGTCTACTCTTTGTACTGTAGTTTTCATTTGATATAATTTAATTTAATTTATAAAAAAGGAGTCTCTTTAAAGAGACCCCCTTTCACTTGTTGGTATTCTTAATCTTGGAAGATGAAGAAGTTATTTGCACCTAAAGTACAAACTGCTCTTTCACTCAAGAAGTTTACTTCCATCGCATCTAAGTCAGATGTTCTTGCACCACCAGCAGAACCAGTAATCCAAGTTTTGTAACGTCTGTCTTCAGTTTCAGAAGCTCTGTATCGAACATGTAAGAATGGT